CGAAGATCAGCTTTTTGTGATCAAGTCTATTTTACTCTGCCTTCTGTCTCCTGTGGTTGACATCTTCGGTGTCGTTTATTGGTTCAGATCCTTCAACACTAGCGGCAACTCGCTTACAACTCAGATCAATTGCATCGCGAACATGCTCTTCATTTGGGTCGTTTGGACTCGCCGCATGAAGAAAGATATGGGTGCTGGTTATTGCGAGGCCTTGAGTCGCGAGATGTTCCACAGATTCGTTCATGTTGTCACGTATGGCGACGATCATGTGATTGGCGTTCCTTTTGATGACATGCTCAGTTGCCGTATCATGGCACACGAGCTCAAAGGATTGATTGGCTACACCGATGCGAGAAAGAGATTCGGTGATGATATTAGTTCTTTCACGGAGCATGAGCAGCTCATATTCCTTGGTCGCTTTATGGTAGCCGATCATTCACCTGACGGTGGTGGTTCTATCATGTGCCCAATGGAGTGGGCTAGAATTGTCAAAACCTTCTATTTCTACCGCGTTCAGTCTGGCGTCCAATTCGAACAGCAGATTGCGGATTTGTACAGAGGCTTGATGCTTGAAGTACACTTCCATGGCAGGGAGGTGTTTGATTTGTTCTCCACCCGTTTGATTCAGGTCATGTGTGATCATTATGGGGTTGAAGACCCTGAGACAATCAAGCAACTCTTTTTCTGCGATACTCAGGGCCAGCTCCTGGATTATGATTATTTCAGGAAGTGGTGGTTGGACAAGAAGGATTACGGCTACATCAAAGACCCGAGGTACGAGGCTGCCATCCTGAGCTTGTCTGAGAGGGATCTGGCCCTGCGCCAGCGTTATTTGACTCTTCGGAGTCAGAACGCTGGCCTTAGTCGTGAGGTGGCCTAGAAGGCCACAATAGGTTTCCTAGTTCCTTTATAAACTAGGTTATGTGTTACCAGCTTCGATTTATTTTCTGTTAGTAATTAATAATTAAAACTAGGTTTTAGTGAGTTTTTCCTTTAGTTTCCTTCGAGATGCTATAAATAAAGTTTGACCCGGTTCTGCAAGCTGCAAGCAAAGCAGTTGATGATCTTTACCGGTGCCGTCGCACTATGCTTAGTGTTAAGTATGCCCATGTCGGGGCCAATGCTTAGGAGTGACGGTCCATGCTGCCTGGCAAAGTGCCCGATTGCACGTTATAGGCGTCCCGTGCAGTTGTATTCCGTCTGCGAACAACAACAACAACAATACAAATACAACCAGTGGCTTGCTCACTGAATTCTTCGACGGTGCACATCCCAGTGATGTGTCAACCGCCCCTCTACTCTCTGACGACTCGTTCGCGGAGGGCTACACCGCCGGCCTTTCTTTAGGTGAATGGTTTTCTCGCCCTGTTAAAATCAAAACTTACAAGTGGACGGCGAACAATCGCCTGGGTGATTCTTTTAATCCATGGTACGATTATTTTAACCACCCAGAAATCAAGGTTAAGCTTAAGGGTTTCTCCAGGTTGCAAGCGAATTTGCATCTGAAGTTAGTCGTTAATGCTTCCCCATACCATTATGGTGTTGGACTTATGTCATACAAGCCCATGGCTGGCAACAGCTTGAATGGTGCTGGAGATTTTGACTTTTCAGCTGGCACCACCTCCCAGTTGCTAGTGGATGACGCCGCTCCGTATACTGGCGGATTTGTTCAACCGTCTCTTATAGTTCGTTCCACCAGGCCTCATGCGAAATTCTACGCACAGGCTTCGAAAGGATGTGAGATGGAACTACCGTTTTGTTACTATCAGAATTGGATCAATCTGGATACAGAATTGAATGAACTCAAACAGATGGGTAATATCAATATCTACACACCCGTCGAGCTTAAAGACTCTAGCGGCAATGGCGGTCCCGTCGACGTCACTATTTACGCATGGTGTGACAGCAACAAGGTTGCCGGCCCGTCGTATGTTATGCAGTCTGGTAAAGATGAGTATTCAACAAGACCTGTTTCTACGGCTATGTCTGCCATGTCTAAAGCAGCAGCAGCGTTGTCTATGATTCCAGTGATCAGACCTTACGCTATGGCTACTTCCAAGGTCATGGCCGGTGCGTCTGCAGTGGCTAGGTGGTTCGGATTTTCCAACCCACCCGTCATCAGTGATGTCGTGGCATATGCTCCCAACTTCATGTCCAACTTTGCTTCTCCGGAGATAAGTGTCCAACAAGACAAACTTTCTCTTGATCCGAAGAATGAGCTGACAGTAGATTCACGCACCGTTGGGTTAGATGGTATAGATCATATGGCCATTTCTCACATAGTGGGTCGCTGTGTTGACTACACTATGTTGGAATGGGACAGTTCAATGGTACCGGAGACCCCACTGCTGGTCCAGAATGTATCCCCAATGATATCTTTCTCCCAACAGTATACGGCAAGTTACACAGGTCTTCCTGCAGCAGCCATTCAGATGACTCCTTCCGCTCAGGTTGGTACGGCATTTGAATTCTGGTCTGGAAAGATTACGTACAAGTTCACGGTCATAGCCTCCCAGTTTCATCGCGGTCGCTTGATGATAACCTACGAACCAGATGGTATGTTGTCCAGCTATACCAGTGATGCATACACTGGTCCTCGTACCATCAACAAGATTTGGGACATTTCAGCTGACCCAACTTTCGAGTTTGAGGTTCCTTGGATGGCCCCGATTTCTATGTTGCGCACCATGGGTCTTCCAGGTCAGGCTTATTATGCTTCGATTGCTCCGGCGACAGGCCTGCCTGGGTACGGAAATAGCATCTGGGTTGAAAACCCTCCTTCTTTACCTGGGAATTTCCAATACAGGGATGCTCTTTACAACGGAACCATCACAGTTTCAGTGCTCAATGCACTTACTTCCAACGATGTTGCATATGCGGCTTCCATTCTCTGTTCAGTAGATTGCGGTGGTGTTGAGTATTATTCACCTATGGATCTTGACTACCCAGTCTCTATGTATCAGCTTCAGAGCGGTGATGACCTTGCTACTGCACCAGAGGAAGAGATAGTCCATGCTGAGGCGCCCGATGTCGTGGAGGTTCCGACCAAACATGTCATATATGTCGGAGAGATAGCTAGGTCTATCAGGCAGTTGCTGCATAGGACCACGTTTTACTCCAGATTTAGCACGCTCACACCTGAGCAGGTGCCTCATCCGGAGTTTACCAGCATTCCTACCATAACGAGTGGACCACCTTACGAACTCACTTCGAACTACGGTGGATCTATATACCTGCCGAATGCTCCTTATGTGACTGGTGCATTGCCTGTTCCGAATGGTCTTGAGTATCCCAACACGGGAGTCATGGTTAAGAATGGTGCTCTTGGTGATTTTGATGTCATTACGGATCAAAACACCAAGACAATGACTCCCACAGCTTATTTCATGTCGTCCTACGTGGGATGGCGCGGAGGTACCGTGTACACTGCCAAGGCCAATAACGTGGTTAAGATGGATTCACCGAGCAATGACAACGGAAAGCTCACCAGTCTATCTATATCTCGTGTCGCCAGCAGTATGACCAGTTACGTCACGAAAACTTCCATTTGGAATCCAGTTGTGTGGTTTCTCAAACCATACGTCAGCACAACATTGCCTGCAGACAACCGTTACATTGGGTACCAGGCGCTCGTTTATGCAGAGGCTTGTATTAGGAAGTTGTCCAAAGGCCTCTCTGGCTTTGCGACCACTAATCCTAGTAAGGTCAACGTAGTGAACGCAGTCGTTCCATATTATAGCAACTATAGGATGTTGCCTGCTAACCCTCTAGCTAATTATTACACAGCCAATAAGCCTGAGGACCTGCCTTGGAACAAGCTCAGTACTTTTCGTTATCCGCCTGGGACTAATGAGATCATTCAGTGTCCTAGAATCGATTACGATGTGTCATTGTACAGCGCCATTGTGCCTTCTGTGTTAGACTCTCATCCTTCCATCGATGTTTATCACAAAGCTGGGGTAGATTTTACCTTGTTTTGGTACTTGAACCCACCAACAGTTCACACTTATCTTTACTACGAGGGCGGCTACCCTCGAGCCTGGTATTAGTGTTGACACATCAACCAACGTAACTTAAATGTTACACCCCTTTATACACATATATATGACAAAAAACTACTCAATGTAGGCAAAAACGTTTATATACATACAATCACATTTCCCTTTTACATATTACACGCACATACAATTGCACAATAGAAAAATGGGGTCACCCGCCGAGGTACCGGTAGGGTGTTACATGCTTTATTCATTTAAAGCGGTAATCGTAACACCCTTAGGTGTTACCAATTTAGTATTTATTCCCCAA